CTATTTTCTCTGTTTTATATATATTTTTACACATTACTGACTTTATCTATTTACTAAATTATATATAGAAGTTAATGTTTTATCAACAGCAGAGCAACATCACAGTATATCATTGTGTTATATCAAGGGATAGACCCTGTTGCTCTGCTTTGTTGCTCTGCTATTGCAAGAGTGTATCTAATAGTATGTTGATATAGGTACAAAGTAGACACCATATCAATTACAATACGTTGCTCTGCTCGATTTATAAACAATTTTTAGCAGAGCAACACCTAGAAAGCAGAGCAACACAGACCCCAAAAAATTCATTCTCAACACCAAGAGATTTATTGTCTAAAAGTGAACAAGCGTGGGGTAAAATTGAAGTATGCCGGGGTAAATTTAATACACATAAAAATTAAATTTTTTTTTATTAAATTTTGTCGAAAGTGAACAGAATTCACGGATATAAAAAAATAATTGGGAGATATAAATATCTCCCCTGGTATTCAATCCGGTTGTTCACTTTTCTTATAATCCAGCAATAAAATCATTATAATTATCATAACCCGCTTCTAACATTTCTTGATATTCGTTATCAATGAACTCATATATACATACAGGCTCTTGTCCTGCTCGTAAATCTTCGTCTTCGTCAAACCAATCTTGAATATATTGGTCATAACATTTAATTATTTGAATAAGCTCTTGTTTTGAATATTTGTTTAGCATAAAATCATCTCCTTCCCTGATAAAAGTGAACAGGAGTGGATTGTCCACTCCCTGATATTAAATTAACTTACCGTTTTCATCAAATTCATAACTTGTTAAGAATTCAGTATCATAAGTTTCTTTGTCAAATGTTTCAATTACGATTTCAGTTGGTTGTCCTATAGTTTCGTCCAATTCCGTCCATAATAAACCGTCATATATTGAATTTGTTTCTAATTCGTGTTTGAAATTATCTAATCCTGTCTTGGCTAACTTATCTAATAATTCATAGTAATTCATAAAAATCACCTCCTTTTTTTATTTTATTTTTATTATTTTACCAGCGTAATTCAAAAAGTGAACAACGCCGGGGTAAAATCAACACACGCCGGGGTAAAATTTACACACACGCGACACACATATAAGAACATTTGTTCTGGGCATAGGCTCAAAAGATAGGAGGCTCTAAGCCTCCCACCCTTTTAATAATATAATTTATTTGGAGCATAATAAGTATAAAAGTCTAGGTCTTCTATCTTTTCACATATTGCGTCCCAATATGCTCCGTCATAAACATAGCCCTCATTTAATAATTCGTCTACTGCTTGGTCAACTCTTTTGTTGAATATTTCAGGTGATATACTGTTGTTCACAAATACCACATAATCTATGTTGTCGTCATTTCTATCAACGACTAACATTGGATAATAGTTTTCCATATTACTCAACTCCTTTCTTTCTCATAAATAATCTATAATTTTCATGTCCTTTGTATCCCATAATGACACCTTGGTTGCTGACTGCTAACCATTGAGCTGCTCTTAACGGCTCGATATATAATTGTCTGGCGTCGTGAAGTGAACACCCGAGTACGTTAGCAACTGCTGTTGAGGACAACTTTCCTCGCTCTGCAACTCTTTGCATTATTAAAAATTCTTTATCACTTAAACCTGTTGCACCGTCAATTGCAAATCTTGAGTCAAGAAGATTGTTCACTTCTGTTTCTCCTACTGTTTTTAATTTTTCTGATTTGATTGCACTTTTCATAGATTTGGCTAGTGATAATGCTGTACGAGGTACACCTTTGGCTGCTCTTACTATACTTGGTAATGCTTCTTCGTCTAGGTCTGGGTTTACATTATGTACGATTTGTTTTAGTTCGTCCTCTGTGTAGTTTTGAAGCTCTACAAATTTACAACGATTAATAAATGCTTCTGGTAAAGGGCTTAATATATTTGTTGCGAATACAAACCTTGCCTTTGGTAATTCTAAATCCATACATAAGTCTGTATCGTAAAATGTACCCTTATCGATTATCTTATAAAGTCCTTCAAGTATTTTTGGTTGAAGACTGTGTATTTCGTCGAAGAATAATATGTCCCCGTCTTCAGCTTCTTTGATTGGCTTCAGCATACTGTTCAATCTGTCCCCTCTCATTTGAGTCGTATCAACTGTCTTTGCTCCTAAACTTTCTGCAAACATTGTCTTACCATAACCTGATGTACCATAGATTAGAAGCGGTTGAGTTTCATATTTGTACCAGTCTGTTATCGCCAGCTTGGCTCTGTCTTGTCCTACTATCTTCTCAAACATACCAACTCCTCCTTTCTTTCATATATTATATCACATACTTGGTAGTATGTCAATACTATTTCATTACCAGGTCTTCTTGATATTTTAATCCTGTTCACTTTAATCTCCTCCCTTAATATCTACTCCATAAATTTCTGGCGAATTCAGTTGTGCTTTTGCCCAACTCCCAATTGTCATAAGTTGTCCACGCGTCTTCTTCTGCGTCATAACTTATTCTTCCACAGTTATTACCCAAGTCTTCGTCTGCCCATTTAATATCTAGGTCATATCCTAAATCTGCTAGCTTTCTTGCTATTGGGGTAGGGAAAGACCACGCTGTACTGAATATTAAACGTATCCAAGTCTTTCCGTATTCAGTCGTACCGTCGTAAGCATTCCATTTAGTATTCCAGTATTTGTTGTGCCATGCGTACCAATCAAACCAAGGTCTGTCTTTTATTTCTGCTACGTGGCTATCCTTGTTCACTATGCAATCTGCTGGGCAATCTTTTTTGAGTCTAGGCTCTGGTATAATTAAATCGAAATCTATTATTCTCATATCGTGGTCATATATCATAGTAATCTTATCTAGTACATATTGAAGTTTGTCTTGTGGTATGTGTGAAATCTTCCATACATTCTTTACATGATTAGGCATTTTATATTACCTCCTTTTTAGTTATTGATATTGTATCGTGGAAGTATATTTCATTATCTATGTTACATACTTTGTAATTTGCTGTTTGAGTTTCTTCATCAATCTGTTCACTTTCTTCTAGTTTGCTGGGGTTGCGAACCCACTCCCTCATATCAAGTCCTGCTGACCTGGCTAAATTCTTAAAACTGTTCAGTGCGTCCCCGAAGGAAGCATATACTTCTGTATGATGAATCTGCTCTCCATCCCAACATCCTTCTTCGTCTACTACGTAGACAAACTCTGGATTTAATTCATTCAATACATTGTGTATCACTTTTGCTAAATGGTTTTCTTTTGTGTCCAATGCTTTTTCTACATAAGTTAATCTCTCAATATCTTTCTTTGCTATTCTCATAATTCATTACCTCCTTTATATTTCTGGTGTTACTCTTACGCCTATACAGTTCCAGTCACTGGTTGTATGGTTGTTTCTATTCTTCTTGAAGTTACATATTCTGTTGTAATCGTCTGACATGACGCTCATTCTTTCATTCTTTGGGTATGCTGTAATGTTTGTTACTGTTGCAAGGAATGATTTTATCAATACACTTCTTTGTTGTGTTGGTTTTGGTAGTGCGTCTGTATTGTCGAAGTTTAAGATAAAATAATTGTCTTCGTCTTGGATAACTATATACCCTTGTAATAAATCATTCCATACTGCTTGACTAAAACTGAATATCATTTTGTGTACTGTCTTTCTTTCCTCGTCTTCACATACAAGTTCTGCTAATCCTCTCCAGCCTCTGTTCTTATTGATTCTTATTCTTTTGATTTCTTTCATAACTATCTCCTACCTTTCTATTAAGCTAACCCATAAATTATATCTAATATATCTACTGGTTGCTTGCTTTCTTTCTTTTCTTCTACTTTAACTTTTCTTTGGTCTCTTACTGGTTTCTTCATAGGCATCGCTAACTTTCTTAATTGCTCTTTAACTTCTTCACTTACTATTAATGCCCATTTCTCTACAAGTGTTACTGATCCGTCTGTTTCTCCAAACTTGTAGCCGTCCGCTTCTAGTATTCCTAATAGTCTTGGTGTTATTCTTCCTAAGTTAATCTCTGCCATTGTGGCTGTGTTTTGTAGGTATACATTTTCTGATACACCATACTCTTTATTTACTCTATACATACTAATACCCCCTTCCTGTATAGATTATTTGAACATTTGGATTTATTTTTCGTACTGCTTTTAACCAATCCTCACTGTGTCCTACTAATACTGTTCTTTTAAGTTGTTGTAACATGTCAACTGACCAACTCAAACAACCGCCTCCGTCTGTTACACCTATTGGACTGTATCCTAATTGTTCAGCTTTGAAGCACATTTCAATTGTCCTATCTCCGTCGTCTGAATAACCACTGTCTGCCGATATATTCATAAAGTCTGCGAATGTACCTTTGTAGTAGTCACTATCTCTGCCCTCTGGGTCAATGCAACGTCTCATTACTGCTCTGCCCTCGTCTTTATATGCCCATCCACTAAACCATACTGTCGGTGTTTTCATTGCTTGTGGTATTGCTTTGCCTATGATTTCTTTGAATGTGTCCATATCTCCGCTCATACTACCACTTGCGTCAAAGCATAAGTATAAACTTGCGTGTCCTTTCTTTGACCCTTTGAAGATAGTATGTTGTCCTGTTTGCATATAACTTGGTGTCTTATAACTTCTTACTTTAGTATCTGTTACTAAACCATTTAGTGTCTTTGTTATTTTTGCTAATCTTAATTTAACATTCTTTAGTCTATTGATTTCTGCTACCCATTCGTTACCCTCACGTTCAGTGATAAACTCTTTACTGTCTATTTCGTCTAGCTTTGACCAGTCTGTTTCGCTATGATGTCCAGGTGCTTCAGGTTCTGGCTGTTCACTTTCAGGTTCTGTTGTAACTTCGCTAGTATCTTTACCCGTCTTTTCTCTTGGGGTGCTGTCGTGTCCCCCCTCTGCGTGTGCTTTGTCTGTGCTTGGTTTCTTCTTGTCTTCTTTCTTATCTCCGTCGTCCTTTGCCTTGTCTTCTTTCTTGTCTTTATCTTTTGTCTTTCCTTTGCTTTTACCTTTTGACTTGCTGTCTTCTTCTTTTGTTTCTTCGCTGTCCTCTTCTTCTCCTTCTCCCTCGCCTTCCTTCTTGTCTTCGTCGTCTTTGTGTTTGAATTTTCTGTACTCGTCTAGCATTTCCTCTAGTGTGTTGTGTTTGAATGTATATGATAGAGAGTTTCTATCTCTGAATTGGGCTAGGTTGTTCACTGCTGTATCTACTAACTCTGGAAATTTATTAGACATCCAGTCGTGTACTAATATGTCCATTATTATATTGACTTCGTCTTTTGTTACTTGGAACTCGTCTTCTGTATTTTCTTCGCTTAATTCATCTAGGTATCTGAAAAATCTATTGTGGTGTTTAAGTTCTAGGTGCATACGCTCGTGCCACAATAACCATTTAAGCATTCCGTCGTCATAGGCTGGTAGTATCTTGAATAAGTTGTCTTGTGTATTTAAGAATATTCTGTCGCCGTCTGTGTATGCTACTGCTTTCCCTATGTTTGTGACATATGCTCTCTCTAGCATAATTGCTGTCTCTGTGTCATAATTTGTACTTGATAAGAATGGATTTACCATAATTATTTACCTCCTTTTACTATACTTGCAACTTCTTCTTCTGATAATATCTCTTTGAATTTCTCAATTAGTTCCTCCTCTGTTGATATTGTCTCTGGTCCCCACGCTACTATTCCGTCTTCTTGGAAACGTTCGTAAGCTGTTCTTACATTCTTGATTAAGTCTGCTGGGTCAATACTTTTCATTCCTTTTTGCATATCAACTAACTTTTGTGTCAATGCTGTACCTAACTTGGCTCTTAATCTTAGTGGGTTTTTCTCAAACTGTAACATTTTAAGTACGTGGTCCATATTTCTTGGGTTGATTTTACTATCTTGCATTGCTTTGATATACTTGGCTACTTGTGGAATGTTTTTCCATTTCTTCTTTAAGTAGTCCATTGCGTCTTTATCACTGTTGACTAATTGGAATACGTCAAACCTGTCTAGCAATGGTCCTGGAAGTTCGTTCAAGTAAACTGTTCCGTCTGTCCCGTCGCTCAAGTTACCTGCTGCGACTATTTGTGCAAACTCTAGTGAATGACCACACCATTCTCTTTGCTCTGGGTCGATATGACAAGGTCCATATAAACAGTTCATAACCTCTGTTGGTGCTTGGTTTATTTCGTCAAAGAATAATATATAGTTTTTACCTTTGCACTCAAACATTGGTGCTAGTGCTTCATTTAATAATAGTGTGAAGTATTCTGTTTTCTTATCTGCACTTACTTGTGCGTATGGTACACCACCAATAAACTCTGGTATCATTGTGGCTAGTGGAAAGACTAATAATGTCTTACCTTTGTCTTTTGCAAACTTTCTAACTATTGAAGATTTACCTATACCCTTGTTACCAAATACTAGGGTATTTTCTTCGTCTTCTAATAAAGCGTAGAAGTCGCTTTGTCTTATTTCGGGAATGTCTATCCCGTCAATTTTTATTGTACTCATATAGTACCTACCTTTCTACACGGTTTCAGTTAGATTAAAGGCTCTGCCTTGTCTGATAACCGTTCACTTTCTATTATACTATAATTTTAATAGTATGTCAATAGTTTATCATTAGTTTTTATGATAGTATTTCGCCCTCGTTTCATACCATTTTTAAGGGCTATTGTTTTAACCTATTATTCTTGCGACTAGCTCCATATAGTCAAACATTTTGTCATAACCTGTTTCATATGGGGTAATATCTGCCCCCCCTTTTATCTTACGTTTATGGGTTAAGCCCCATATAGCTTCTGATTTTTTAATCAATACATTTTCAATTTCTATAAGTAAGTCCATATCTTCGTCAGTTATTGTATAAGGTTTCTTTTTCATACTAATTTTCCTCCATTTCTTTTTTACTCATTGTGTCGAAGCCGTGTTGGTATAAGAAGTCGTTTATATGTCTTGCTGTTGTGCTACTATACCAGCCGTTCACTTTTACTGTTGGGCTGCCGTCTTCTGTTGCGATCCCGTCTGTAATTTCTGCGACTATTGTTGAATAACTCATTAGTAAAATGTGTCCTTTGTCGTCACGATATACATTTGCTTTTTTGTAGAATGATTTTCTACTATCATATTGAGGTTGTAATTCATATAAGAATTCCATTTTTACTCCCTCCCCTCTCTTATTACTTTATTACATAATTGTATTACCTCATATAGGTCTGTGTCTTGGTCTAGCTCCTGACTGATTTTACAATGCTCTTTTATATACCCTGTTGTTAATTGATATATTCCACTGTCGTCTATGAATGTATATTTACCCATTCCGTCATTCCCTGCATATAAGCTCACTTTTCTCATTGTTAAGCCTTGCCACGTTGTTGTTACTACTAGGGGCATTCCTGCCTCCAGGCTATCTAATAATTTAATAGCGTCCATTTTATACCCTCCTATTCTTGGGGTAGGGGTCTAGCCCCTCCCCTATTTTATATTTGCGTTTTTGCTTGCTGCTTTTAGTTGTGTTTTATTTAAGTTTGTGAATTTATCTGTTATTAGCTCTCTTTTGCTTGTTGTGTAAGCTGTTGCTTGTAGTTTAATTGTATGATTTACTGTTGTTTCTTTTGTTGGTGGAAATTTCTTCTCTAATTCTTTTTTAGCTTCTTGATATTCTTTTGAATATATTGTTTTAGTATAGTTTTGTCTTTTAATTATTAAGTCTTTGCCTTTGTTAATTTCTGCAATTTCTTCTTCACTTAAATTTCTTATTTCTTCTTTTGCATTGTTAATAATTTCGTTATAATATTCTACCATTGCAACTGCCATTGCAATTTCTTCTATTCTTGATTTTTCCATAATTTTCACCTCCATAATTTTTTGATTTTTTGATTTTATATGACGGCTTTCAGTAGGGTTTCAGCCGTTTTTACCTACTATATTTGCGTATTTATAGCATTTTTTGACTGTCAATATATGCTCCACTTGTACAAGGTATATCATAATATGTGTATTTATAGCCATTGTTGAAATATATATCAATAGTCATTAGTGTACTATAATTATAATGTTTTACTATTCTTATTTTTTCGCCTTCAAGTTTTCTTTCATTGTAGTTTAACATATCTTGTAATATGTGAATGCCTTTTGTTTTCATTTCATTTACTTTTATGTATTTACCTTTTTCATTTTTTGTGAATATATCATAATTAAAATATTTCATAATTTTACTACCTACCTCTCTTTGTAAGATTGTTTATGTTGTACACTTGTAGCGTTATATTTAGCTTATAAGCTGTTACATATTATTTTCAGCAATGCAACTATACTGTTATACTTTTAATGTGTATAACTACATAACAAAAGTGTTCTTTTAGTAGTGATACAACTATACTTTTATAATGTGTATAACTACATAACAAAAGTTATTGAAATATATTTATTATTAAAATAAATATGTTTTTTGTTTTGCTTTTGTTAATTCTATTATACTATTTTTTTAGTAGTTTGTCAAGAGTATATCATAATATTTTTGTAATCTAAGATTAAACCCTGAAAGTAGCTTACTTAGTATATCTTCAGACTAGCCCAGGATGGGTGGCGACTCTCAAAACATATATCCAAGAAAATTAGACAACAGTATTTTTGTCGACAACAAGGTTCTTGTTTATTTTAACACGCCGTTCAAAAAAAGTCAAGAAAGTTGTTGTACTCCACTTGCAAATTTTGTTCAGTTACGATATAATGTGAACAATGAAGAGAAGAAAGGAGATAAATTTTTTATGATTAAAATATCAAAAAACATAAAAGACGAATACAATGATGGTAAATTACAAGATTTATTATCAGAAGTTGATAAAGTCCTTTCAAAACGTTCGGAAATCAATGACCGTTATCTAAGAGGAGTAACCAGTACTGATATAGTTTCAGGTACAACAGTTCAAGTATTTTTCGAGAAATTTATCACCGACCTAGCCGCTGGTTATCTTAGTGGTGAAATTACATACAATGCAGAAATCGTAGACGAATCAGAGGAACCCGCTTACCGTCTTCTTCACCCATCAAACACTTCTCCATTAGACCCAGATACAGCTGCACAATTGAAGTTTATAATCACGACACTATCTTCAAAAAATGATGACCCAAAAGTTTTGAAGGCATTATTCCACGACGCAGTCCTTTACGGCTGTTGCTATGAGAGAGAGTTAGACCTCCAACAAACTCAGGCAGACGCCATCGCAGCAGACGATGCCCCAGACACAACCGACCCAAATTATACATATTATCCATTAAGCGCCCTTAACACAGTCGCAATATTCCCCACTGACATTAGCGACATATCACAACAAAAACCAATAGGTCTGATTACTCGCTATATCCTCGACAAACGTAACTCAGAAGACAACCAAGAGCATACACTATACTATGTTATTGAATGTAACCCATACACACAAAATTATGGTACTTCTATTTATGATAAAACAACTAATGAAGATGCCACCTCTGAATATAAAAATGTTATCACTCTAAAAGAGGAAAAACCATCCACCCATCAAGTCCCAACATTTACAGCATACGAACCAGACCCACAGGTCTCAATCATCGACCCTATCATCAGCCTAATTACGTCTTACGAACAAATAATGAATAACTTAAATAATATGTATAACTACAATGATAAAGACGCTAAATTGAAAATATCGGGTTACAGACCAGAGAACCCACTTACAATACCTAACCCAGCGTTTGACCCTGAGAAGCCTGTCTCTTCAAGCAATCCAGATAAAATTACAAATCCAGCTAGACAACTAGAGGACGAATACTTAGAGAACTCTAAGACATTCTTCGTGCAAGAGGGTGGAGACGTGTCTTGGCTACTAAAAGAGATACACGCAGAAGACGCTACCAAATACTTAAAATACTACGTTGACAGTATCTTTCAAATTTCAGGTATACCTAATACCTCAGACAGCGCTTTCAACTCAGGTGATATGAACGCAAGTGCAATAGATAGAAAATTTTATACTATGGCGCTAATGCTAGACGACGTGAAACAGGGTGTAACCACGATGATTAAACATAGATGGGCTAACTTCTTCCAGAGGATAAACCTCATCTCATCAAACCAATATAATATTGACGATATAACCATAAGCATTGGCACAAATCTACCATCAATGACAGATGAAAACATAAATCAACAGCTTGCCTTGAACGGTATAATCTCTAATAAGACCTTATTATCTAATCTTGGTTATGACTACGCTACAGAGAAGAAGAACAAAGAAGAAGAAAACGAGACACTATGGGAGACAGTTGCTCCAGATACAGCCTTCGTTAGTCCAAATGACGTTGACAACGCTCAAGACTTATCTTCTCGTACCAATACAAAAACTACAACAACACCTACAACTCAAAATCAAACAAATAATCAAATCGAAAACAGAACAAAAACCAAAACTCAGACAGTTAAAGATAAAACCGATAACATTCCAGCTCTAAAATCAAGAGAAGGAAGACCAAATAAATAACCGCGCTTCACACCAGTCGCTCGCTCCCATAAATCTGTTTTACATATAAATAATAGGAGGATTAAATATGGACGAACAAAACAAAGACGCTATCCAAGATATGGTAGCAAATGCTGACAATACAGCAACAAATCAACAAATCACAAACAAAGTGGCAAAACCACAAGAAAGTGAGACACAAAACTTAGACGTGTTACTACAAGACCCTAAACTTCAAGCTGAATTTGATAAAAAATTAGAAAAGGCTATAAATAAAGCCCTTACAAACAAAGAACAAGAGTATTCTAAGAGAGAAAGCGCGCTTCAAGCAAGTATTAACACAGAAAAAGAAAAAATGAGACAAAATATCTTAGAAGAAATTGAAGCTAAGAAAAAAGAAGCAGAAGAAATGGCTAAAATGTCAATGGAAGAAAGATATAAAAAACAAATAGACAACCAAGAGTTGAAGATAGCAGAGTACGAAAAAGAGCTTTCTTTAATTAGACGTAGAGATAAAATTGCTACAATCGTTGCAGATAAAGGTTATGACCCACGTCTATTACAACTACTTCGTGCTGAAGACGTAAGTACAGATGAAGAAATCGAAGACTACGTAGATAAAAGAAATCAAGTATTCTTAGAGGCTACAAATGCTAGAGTACAAACACTATTAAAAGACCACCCAGACGTATTATTGGGTGACAAGAAGAAGAAAAACAACGAACCAGAGTTTAATTTTAATTTTACAAGTAAAAAATAAAAAAGGAGGAACCCCAATGTCAGAAAACTACCAGGATGTAAAAATTAAATGCCAAGACTGCGGAACAGAATTCTTATTTTCCGTAGCAGAGCAAAAATGGTATGAAGATAAAGGCTTCACACCACCAAAAAGATGTCGTTATTGTAGAAATAGACGCAAAAACGAACAATATAATAGAGAAAGGAGAGAAAGAAATGGCTACTAATAAAAAGAAAACTACTAAAAAAGTAACTCCAGTAGAGGAGATAACAGAAGAAATAACTTCTGCTCCAGTAGAAGTAGAAGAAGTAAAAGAAACTCCAGTAGAAGAAGTTAAAGAAGAAACTCCAGTTGAAGAGGTAAAAGAAGCTCCAGTGAAAGTAGAAAAAACAAAAGAAAAACCTAAAAAGGAAAAATTAGTTAAAAAAGAAACACCTAAATATGCGATTGGTTCAATTGTGTATGTATCAAAAGACGCTGACGCAGATTTAAATGGTTTCAAATTATTCCCACAATAT